TCGGCCTTCTGCTTCCCGGCACGGATGATGGTAAGGCGAATACCTTCATCCTCGAGCGCCTGCGAGTAGTCGGCATGGATCATGATCACGCCGATCGAACCGGCGCCACCATACCGCGGGATGACGATCTGCCGCGCCTGAGACGCGAGCAGGTAGCCGGCGGAATAGGCATGGTCCGTAAGGATAGATATGGTCGGCTTTTCTTTCGATAGCTGCGCCATCGCAGCCGCCGTCTCGAAACCGCCGTTGACCATGCCGCCGTAGCTGTCCACTTCAAACGCGACACCGCGCACACGGCTCGACTGACGTGCCATGGAAATCTGAGCCTGGAGCCCCTGATATGATGTCTCGCCGGAATTGGACCCGATCCATCCCCCCTTGTGGACCAAGCTGCCTTCGATCGGAATGATCGCGATATTGTCGACCAGATCGAACGGTAGGAGGCTCGCCCTGTTGTACGCACGCTCGATGCGACCACCGACCTTGCCGGCGAGCGGTCGCCCGTTCCCACCACCAACGTGATTGACGGCGCCCTCCGGGTTGTTGATGAAAACCGTATCGCCGGCGATACGACTTCCGAGCCCCTGCAGGAACGCTTCGGCCTTGCGAGGATCATACATCAGCGGCGTGTTGAACACGCGCTGCGCTATCTGTGCATAACGAAAGCTCATGATATTCCCTCAGAACCGTAACCGCATCCGCCGTGTCGGACGGCAACCGGTCGTCTTTGCCTGGCAGGCGGCCTGCAGCCTCACCAGCTCCTTGTCGATGTCGGCAATGCTCGACGATGCGACCTTGATCCGCTGGTGCATGACGGGAGACCGCAACTCCGATTCCTCGATCTGCTCCCCGGCAAGCCGCTTCGTCTTGGCCGCTGCAAGCACCGCGTAGAGTGCGCAGGGATCTTCGATATCGACGGTAATCCCGCCGATTTTCACTGCATTCGTCATGCGTCCACCCTGCCCTTGCTTGCGGGCTCATCGCCCCCAGCGGCCGGTTCACTTGGCATGCCGCGTTCGAAAGGCGATTTCATACCCGCGTCGATGTAACGCTTGTGCCAGTAGAGCCGACTTTCGAAGACTTCTTCTGGATCGCCGCCATCTTCGCTGATTTCCTGTTCGAGCGTTCCCGTACCGTTGACGATACGCTCGCTAGCACCCTTGGCCTTCTTGACGTCGTCGGCAGTCGGTTTGCTCGGCCCCGTGCAGAGCGCCCACAAAATGGCCTCGCGATTGGCGCGGTAAACTTCGACGCCACCCTTGAAGGGCGTGACACCGGTCTCGATCCGCTCGTCGACCCAACTTGCGTAAGGGATCAGGACATGCGGTGATGCGATGCGTTCAGTGCGTCGGCGCGCAATCGGCCAGGTCGATGCGTTTTCCATCTGGGTGCTGGCATAGGTCGCCTGCGTAAAATCAAGCGTGTATCCGCCATAAGTGATCCCGAGCGCTCGCGCGGTTTCCCGATTGAAGGTGCCGATGACATCCTTATGGTTCGGCCCCGGCGCGGTAATATTCTTGAACTCCATGTCCTCGCCTGGCGCTAGGTGCGAAACCCCCGCACCCGGCCCGAGCCGGATTTCCGATTCCGCCGCACGATCAAGCTGCGCCTTAAAGTAGTCGACGAAGTCGGACGCTATGTCAGCGGCCCCGTCACCACCCGCCTCCTTCATCATATCGAGCGCTTCGAACGCTTCGACGCTCGGCTTGTCGCTTTTCAGGATGGCCGCATAGATGGTCTGCAGAAACATCAACTGCGCCGTGGCGTCGTCGACGTTCTCGGCCATGAGATACTTGCGAAATGTCGTGACAAGCGGGGATATCCCCCGAACGTCATCGCTCGAGAATGGATCATACGCATGCATGACCATCTGCCGTCCTTCGCTGTCACGGGCGGCGTAATCAACCTTCTGCCTGAAGCCGTCACGCTTTTCCTCGAAGCGGTATGCGATCGGTCGCCCGTAGCTGTCGTGAACCACGCCTTGGTAGAGGCCCTCGACATCGTTGGTGTCCTGGACGAGCTGCTGTGGTGACAGCAGCAGAAACTTCGTGCCGGTTTTTGTTCCAGGAAGACGCTGCGACCTCGGAACGAATGAGCAGACACCAACACTCTCACCAAACGCCAGCCAGTGCCGAACGCCGATATCGGTCATCTGGGGAATGGTCCACTTGGCGCGAAAGTCGCATTCGAGCGGGTTCCACGCCCAGACTTTCCATTCCGCCTTCAACTCGCGGATCCATGCGATCGCTTCTTCGGGGCTGTAGCCGAACCTGACCAAATCCGGACGAGGGTTCAGCTGCAGCTCGATACCGACGGTATCTGCGATGATCTGATCGGCCGCTCCGCGAAGCTTCCCGCTGTTTTGCAGGAGATCCATCGCGAGACCAGCAGCTCGCGTCCAGACCCTCCGAATTTCGTCACGATGTTCACGCAACGATGCTGGACGGGCGGCGATGACTCCCGACTGGGTGTCCCGCATATAACTGGCGCGAACTCTCGGCGAAGACGGCGCCTCGAGAGGGCGAGCGGAAGCTGCCATGGCAACGCTCCCAGCCTTCACCCTGTGTCTTGGCTTGTCCGTCATTTGCGCTTTGCCCATCTGTTTGTTTTTGGGGTCTCGGCCTTTGACAAAGCCGACTCCTGTTTCGATGCCGGCCCCGCGAGAACGCCCCCTACGGCCATAGCCGCGGCGAAAAGGCCATCTTCGAAGTCGAGTTGCGCGGGCTCTAGAAAGCTCTCACGTTCCTTTTCAAGCCGATCCCAGATCCCGTCTGGCAGCCCGCGAATTCCGAACAAGATGGCCGCGACCTCGGCCTGGTTCATCGTGTCGAGAGCCTCGTTCGCCTGGTTGGGATCCTTTTCCCATTTGTATTCCGTAAATCCGTCTTTCCGCTTCTTCGGAACACGACGCTCCGCGGTCAGCTGACGGAAATACTCGTCGTCCAATCCCGTGGGAAAAGCGACATAACCTCGCTCGAGAGGGTCCTGTTTGGCGACATTGCGGTAGAGCGCCATTTTCAACACCGAGGCGTTGAACGTGTAGAACCGTTTCGAATACCGAAGCAGCTTGCCCGTCTTCGCGTTGCGCTCTTTCTTGACCCTCTGGGTCAAGGGTGCGTTGTCGGTGTTGCCACCGCGAACCATCACAACCTTGCTCGCCGGGTGCCGCTTGGCCCAGTCCCAGACATCTTCCGTATAGGCGTTGCCGTCGATCGCGATCTTGTCGAGGCTGATCCGACGACCGTAACTGTTTGGCCAGGTCTGGTTGGCCAACGCATCAAGCCGGCTCTGGCAGCCCTCATCGGAGATGTGACCCGGGATAACGCCATAGTCGACAACGAAACGACGAAAATTGCGACAGAACGCAACGCACTGCCATTCCACGCGATCGTCCTGGCAGTCAATCCCGAGCGTGAGGATGACGCCCCCGGCCGGGATCTTGCCCTTCGGATAGTCAGACTTCTCCGCGCGATCCCTCAGCGTCTCCCAGGGAGGCGCTTCACCGGCGGTCACATATGCCCGACCAACGGTATCGTTCAGAAAGGTCTGCTCTGAAGCCGGATCACCCTTCGCGCTCAACCATTCGCGGGCAATACGCTCCCAACTCTGCAGCGGACTGTAAGCCGACCAGATGTAGAACGATCTGTGGAATCTCTTCTGCACTGGATTGCGAGAGCGCCACTCGATCCGATCGACCATCGCCTGGCGATGGTATTCTCGGATTTCCGTCCCGCACTCGATGCAGGTGAAATGGGCATCCTCAGGCTTGTCCTCATTGAGGTTGGACAGCATGTTTTCCCATTCCAGCACCTGCATATGGTCGCAGTGCGGACAGGGAACGTAGGGATATTCTTGGCTTCCTGCCTCGAAATTCGTTGTGATCCGGCAGCCGGGCATTACCAACGGTGTGGAGATCTTGAAGATCTTCGCCTCTTCGACCCCGCGAGATCGGCTGTCTGCTTGTGTTTCCGGATCACCGCCGGAATTGTTCTCCCATTTTGACAGGTCATCCTGGACCTGACGTTTCATCGTGACCTGGCTGAGCGAAGCGGCTGAGTTCGCGCCAGAAATCTGGATCGCCCCCCGGCCGTCGGCACGCTCCTTGTAGAGCAAAGAGTCCAGACCATCGCGGCTCTTCTTCGGGAAGATTGCCGTCAACGCCGACGTGCTACGCAGCATCGGCGCTAGCTTCATCTTGCTCCAGCGCTCGGCGTTGTTTTCCGTCGGGTGGACATACAGGAACCACGAGGGGTCCATGTCCATCGAACCGCCGGTGTAAATGTTGGCGATAACCGTTCCGCCGATCTGTGCCGACTTCGCGAGTGTTACGATACGGCATAAGTCATCCGGCGAAAGCGCTCGCAGCACCTCGTCGAAGTATCGAAAAAGCCGCCGATTGTACGGGCCCGGATAGTCT